ACCGCATCGGGGCCACGGGGATCGCCCGCATCGTACCGGACGCCGCCGTCGTCATCCTGCTCGACCCACCCGTACTCTTCGTCGTAGGTCATGCGGGACTTGGCCTCGCGAATGTAGGTATCGCGGGCCGTCTCGTTGGCAAAGCCGGGCGCCTTCTCCAAGAGCTTGCCTTCCAGGCGCTCCTCGCGAGCCGACTGGATGCGCTCTTTCTGCTCGTTCAGCTCTTGTTCGAGCGACTCGGCGCGGTTGGCTTTGCTCCGAAGCTCCTGAAGCTCTTCGTTCTTGATCGAACCCTTCGGCCGACCATCGTCCCGAAGCTCAACGCCACGCTCCTGGGCCACCTCCTGCCAGAACTCATCGTCGGTCTTCAGCTGGTCTCGGAGCTGTCGCTCCTGCCGAGAGAGCCGGGATTGGATCGTGTCGTCGAGCTCGTCCTGGCTCTTGATGACGAGGTCTTCGCCGTCCTGCACCTCAATGGCATCCGGAGGCACTTCGACGGGCTCGTCCGCTTCGGGAATCGAGACAAGGGGCATACTGCTGTCGCGTGTGGGGCCAAAATGTCCAGAGATAGGCGTCTGTGGCGCCACCGGATTGCCGCTCCGGCTAGCGTCACTCACTACGTACGGTCACCCTCTGGGTGGCCCACTTTCGCACGCGAAACTACTCCTCCTCGTAGGCAAGTCGAAATGCCCGGTCGATCATGTCGCTCTGACTAGAGACGTGCGCCTCGGTCACGGTCCGCTCGCCCTCAACGCCTCGCATGATGCCCTCCACGTCGATGTCGCCTGTGTCCGGACGGTCGGGCACGTTCCGGTCCGCAGGCCAGTCGCCCGGCTCCACGAGCACGACCTCGATCCGGCACTCGCAGTGGGGATGTGGCAAGACCGGCACCGCCTCGGGGTGGTAGAGGCCGGGGCCAAACCCGAAGGGGTCAGCCTGTGCCAGCACGTCACACACGTCCGGACTGCTGTCCAGGCTGTCGTGGCGAAAGCTGAGCGTCCACTGTACGAGCTCAACGGCCCCGCTCTGCGCCGCAAGCCGCTTCCCGGCATCGTCGGCCGCATTGGCGACTTCGTGGCTCAGAATCCGCCTCAAGTTGTTCTCTAGTCGTCCGCCTCGTGCCTCAACGTCTTGCCCCACGCGCCGCAGTGCATCAGCGACGTCTTCGCCTGCCACCGCTCCCGTCACGGCGTCGGCGACGTCGGTGGGGTCGCTCCGGTCGATGCCATCCAGTAGCTCGGACAGGTCTGGGTCCAGGTCCACCTCGTCTCCGTCTACGGCCCGGAGAATATCGTCCACATCCTGGGCCACGTCTTCGATGGACGACCGCACCAGCGCCCGCACGCTTGTCTCGGACTGCCCCACGCCTTCGGGAGCCGCGACCGACAACGCGCCGTCCTGCGTGCCCCACAGCGGCCCGCTCACCTCTGCCAGTGCGGTGGCCGTGGCTCCGGCACCCAGCAGCAAGAGCGCCGCCAGCGCGGCCTCTTCGTGGGCGCCCGCTTCCTCGCGTGCTGCCCGGCGCTGCTCCTCGAGGATGCGGCCCGTGACGCGCCGCTCGATGCGCCGGAGGGCCTGGTCGTACGTCTCCCGGAGCGGGGCGCCCTCTTCGACCTCCAGGCGGGCCCGGGCCAACTCTTCGGCCAAGATCCGGCGCAGCTCGGGCGTCAAGTCGTCCCGTACCCGGTCATGGATGCGGTCCCGGGCTTCAGTAATGATCTCGTTGTAGCGCTCGGACGGTGTGGGCATTACAGGATCGTGTCGTCAGTCGGTGCTTGCGCGGCCCGGTCCATGCGGCTCCGGACCTGCTCCTCAATCGCGTCTCGGTCCGGGTCGTGCCCCGCCTCGGCGTACATGCCCATCACCACGTCGGTGGCCGTCTCGACATCGGCCGGAATCCGCTGCCGGCCGAAGATCGCCTTCGCCAGCCGCTCGTTTGCGTTGTCGTTGTCGCCAATGTCGGTGGGCCAGTCGACATCCGGCTCCAGGGTCCGTGTCGCATTCCGGAAGTCCTCCGCCTGCGCCAAGATGGGCAGGATAGATTCCTCCGCGCTCTGCATCGTCTCCGCAAGGACGCTCATGGCGGCCGCCGGACCTGACCCGTATCGGGCGTCGGCCTCGGTCGCGCTCATCTGCGTGGAGGCCTGTTCAAGGCTCTGGTACGCCGTGCGGTACATCTCCCGCCTTTTCCGCTCCAGAGCGTCGGCCCCGTGCGGGAGGCCCTCAACACCGACGTTGACCGGCTCGTGCGTGCCGTGCTCTTTGTCGTACGGCACCGCGATGGCGCCCTTCTTCAGCGCCTTCTCGATCTGCGTTTTGAGCGTGTCGTCCCCGCCGGTGGCGATCTGGAGAAGCCCCCCGAGGCTGTTGGTCAGCGCCTCATCCATCTTCGACTTCATGCGGTACAGGGCGCGATGGGCACGGGCGACCGAGAGCCCGAAAGACACCTTCCAGGGCAAACTGATGTGCACGGCGGGCGGGGCGGGCTCTCCCTCTCGCTGAAACTGGAAGCCCTCCGCATACTCGCCCTCGTCGACCAGCTTCTCTTCGCCGTCCTCGTTCTTCTCGGTCTTGACGTACACCTCGTACCGGTCCGGGTAGTAGATCGTCCACGCCTCCTGCGCCTCCTGGTCGCTGAAGACGGTCCCATCGGCACTCTCGGCGCGGGCGCCCTTCATCACCACCGCATCAGAGGTAGTACGCGGCACCTGCTGCGGGGGCACGATGTGCAGGCCCTGCCCCGGGTCCAGGATGGCCCAGCACTCGTCATAGGCAAGAAGCGTCTCTGCAAGGTCGATCACGAGCACCGTCCACGACTCCTGTTCGGCGCCGACGCTGGACAGGTACTCGTCAGAGGCTTGCGTATCGCGGCTGATCTGCTCGGCGCTGGACACGAGCTCGCCCACCAGGCGCCCGATGAGGTCGGCGGTGTACCGCTTCCAGTCGGCGCGCTCCTTGCGGGCCCGGTACGTCCGCCGGGCCTCAAATGCGCCCCGCTTCAGCACCTCGCGGGCATTCTCGCCCGTGAGCATCCGGCTCACGAGGCGCCAATCGCTGATGTTGCGGTCGTAATGGGCGTCGGTGGCTTCGGTGACAGGCATATCCGTAGCTGAGGCTAGTCGTAGATCGCTTGCATGTATCGCTTGGCGGCCTCCAGATCGGCCATGCCGTGAAAGCTGCCGTCATCGTGCAGGATGAGGGCGCAGCCCGTCGAGCCGTCCGAGTCGGGGTAGCCCTGCTCTCGGGCGTGGTCGTCGTGCCTCTTGTAGGTACCGATCTGCACGGCGGCTTTCCGGCGCCCTTCGTGGATCACCTCCCGAAACATCGAGCCCTCGTGCGTATGTGCGCCGACGTAAATGTCCGGGTCCGGGTCGGCGAAGCGCATGGCCCGCTCTTGGCCGTGAGTGGGATTGTAGATCGAAGACCCTCGCCACTTGTGGCGCGCCCACACCTCGTAGGTCGCGCTCCCAACCGACACGGTGGCGCGGATGTCGTCGCCATCGTAGAGCACGCCATTGGGGCAGATGTCGCGCCGGTAGTCAATCTGCGTCTCGCTCATGGTCCACGCCCCGTGGTTGCCCCCAACAAACGCCACCATCCGCTTCTCCCAGCGCTCCATGTACTCTCGGGCGAGCTGCCATTGCTCCCAGATCGGCGCGGCGGGCTTCATATTCTGCTCTTTCAGCCTGCCCACGATGAAGTTGTCCACCACATCGCCCATCTGCCAGACGTAGGCCCCGGGCGTCTGCTTGATGGTCTGCTGCTCTCGGAAGATGCGTTTCACGTTCGTCCCGGCGTTGCCGATGTGCTGGTCCCCCAGCATCGCCAGCATGATCGGCCCGGTGTCGAACCGGATCGTCTGCGTCTTTTTCTTCTGCGCCCGGCGGTGCTTCTCTTCAAATCGACGTTGCTGCTCCTCAATGGCCCGCTCGGGGTCGAAGCTCGTCTCGGCGGTGGCCCCGTTCACGTCCGGCTCTGGGGGCGTAGCTTGCCCGTAGCCGCCCATGCCATAGCCCTGCATCTCTTGGGCCGCCACCGCCTGCGGGTCGCACTCCGCATCGCTCGGACCGCTGTACGCCTTGGCGTCCTCATTCAGCCACGCTCGAAGCGTCTCGGTGCGCTCGGCGTCTTTCTCGTGGCCCTGATAGTCGCCCTCGCCCCGCAGATCGCGCTTCCGCCACCGGCGGTGCGTGTTGCGCTTCATGCCGATCGCTTCGGCCACTTCAGTGTGGGTGTAGTTCCCCTCTTCGCACACGGCGGCCGCTTCTAAGATGAGCTCGTGCAGGTGGTATGTCACGATCAGTTGAGTCCGATGACGTGGTCTGCGTCGAGGGGCGACGGGACGCCCAGCGTCGTGTAGAGGCCGTAGCGGTCCCGGTCGCAGGTGTGGTCGTGCTCCTTCTTTGGCTTGTCCTCGCCCCGCTTCTGCGCCTTCTCGTCCCAGACGTAGCTCTGGTATTCTCGGATGGTGTCCTCGCACTCCGGGGCGATCGTGTACCGGTCATCCCCGAGCATCGACGCGACCCACCGAATGCCGTCGATCACGTCGTTCTCGCCTTCCACCACCGAGAGGCCGCGATCCTCGCAGGCCGCGATGAAAGATGCCGCAGACGGGTCACACACGACCTTGACCTCGCCCATCAGCCCATCCGGGATGAAGTCAAGTAGATCCTCTACGTACTGCTGGTCGGTCTGCTGCCGCCCCTCACGGCCGCTGTGGTAGTATTCGTCGAAGCAATGGGCGTGGGGCTCGTCCTCGTGCCAGTAGCCGTGCAAGGCAAACGTGGTGGGGTTGGACGTGCCGTAGTCCACCGGCACGCGCCATTTCTCCACACGCTTTGGGTCGACCGGGCAGTCTCGGACGTGACGGTCCGTCGAAAACATGTCGTAGATCGCGCCTGCGGCGAGCACCCAGAGCCCCAGGATGTAGCGCTTGTACCACATCCCGGTGTACTCGGCTTTCAGCGACTCCACGTAGTCCTCATCGAGAAAGATGTTGTCCTCCAGCCGAAAGCGCCACTGCCGAAGGTCGAGCTCGTCCTCCCGCCCCAGGTAGTTCTCTTTCAGCCAGTGGTGTGGGCTCCCGGGGTTGGTCGTGCCGAAGAGCTTCGCCCCCGGCACGCTAAGGCGAGCGAGCGTCTGGTTGAAGAAGTTCTCCGGGAACAGCGTGATCTCGTTGAACACGGCGCCTCGGAGCGTCATCCCGGTCACCTTTTCGACGGCACCCTCGTCATTGGCGCCTTCCAGCTCGACGCGTTTCCCGGCGATGGTGGCCTCCTTCTGGTGGCGGCTCCACTGCACCAGGCGGGACCCGAACCAGCGCTGCATCGGGCGCAGGACGTTTCGTTCCAGGCTCTTGAGCGTCTTCCCGGCCATCAGGTACTCCCCGCCCCGTGGCTCGGTGGTCGCGACGAACTCAAACCAGCGCAGGAACTCCAGACCCACCGATTTGCCGGAGCGCACCGGCCCCCAGGCGATGTTCGTCCGTGCCGTAGACTGGGCAAAAGCCCGTCGCTGCTGCGGGCTCACGAGCGGGTCGCTCCCTCCGACACTTGACTCTAAGTGAACGGCGTCGTCGCTCATCACATCTCTGGTGATTCGTAGTCAGAAGCGCCCTCCCGCAGGGAGTCCATGCGGCCGAGCAGCTCGTCCA